TCAATGAGGCCCTGGAAGTCGAGCTTCATGATATCAAGCCAAGCGTTCATGTCCATTTTTAAATGTTCATTCTGTTTAATTTTATTTAGTTTTTGGAAGCCGGCAGCAATAACATCCATGTCTCGTTGGGCTTGGTAGACAACTTTCAGCAGGCCAGTGATGTTAACAGGCACGATCGCATGGATATAGGAGATGGCACCGGCCATGGTTCCTATCTCTTCAAACACCACATGATGGGGCTCGGATGTTTGAAAGTAGGCAATTAAAAAGAGTGGAAGCAGGAGAGTTAGCCTCATTTTTCTTTGGGCTTATATTTGTGAAATAATTCAAGGGTCTTCTGTCTTTTCTCCTCTTCCTTAATCTCCTTTTTCTTCCTTTTCTCAGCAGCCTTGGCTTCCTCTAACCTTTTTAATAGAGTTCGGTCAAACTCCTTCTGCATCTGCCTAGTCCGTTGTGCTGGGGGGCCGAGGTCGACCACTTGGTGGGGAAAAGGTTGCTGAGGCCCAGGGTCTGGAGCCTTTCCTTTTCCAGGCGAGTCAGCTGGAACCGATAGCGGCCCCGGTTGTCCACCTCGATCAGGTGAGATGGCCAGACGTTCAAGAGCGTCTCGAAGCCCTTGATCCACTTCTGGTTGAACAGCTCCTCCTGCTGCTCGATCCACTTTCTTCGCCAGTTGCTGTAGTCTCTCTGGTGATAGGATCGGAGGAAAAGGAGGTCGTTCCTTCTTGACTCTTTCTGGTTCAGGCTCAGCTGGCTCCTCGTCCTCTGGAATGGTCTGGAGGACGTCCTTAGGAATCTTTTGTGTGCCTCTCGGCGGCGGCTTAGCGAGGACGGGTAGAGGCTGCTGAGGCTGGGGACCGGCTGGTAATGGTATGAGCAGAGGTCCGGGCTGCACGGGGGGTGGCTGTTGCAGTTGCAGATTTGCTGCGGGCTGTAACAAGGGCACGTTTGCGAGAAGCTGTTGCAGCAGCACTTGTACTGCTGGAGCTGGAGCTGGAGCTGGAGCTGGAGCTGGTGCTGGAACTGGTGCTGGAGCTGGAGGTTGTTGCTGCTGCTGGGGTGCGTTTGCGACTGGAGTGGAGATGTCGACCTCATGATAGAATTTATAAGGCTCTTGATAGTAAGGGTCGCCAAATTGTTTGAAGTTCTCTCTCTGCTGTTTATTCCATTTGAAGTCGTCAACTTTTGTGCGCTTTTTTCTTCTGACCAAAGTCCAAGTGTTGTCATTATCAACAAAGTTGATAGAAATTTCTTCTCTGTCATTACCAGTTTCATTCTCCAATCCCTCCCTGTTTTCAAAAAGAGGCAGGGGGTCAGAAGTCACTTGTGGGAAAAGTAAAGTAGGTTTTTCTGGTGCCATGACTTTTTCTACAATGGATTTTGACCGAGTACGAGATGAAGGGGGGTCATAAATCGCAGTTGAAGTTGATGATGACGTTCGGGTTCTAGGTCGGACAGCAACTGAAGGGGAAGGTAACGTACGTGTGACCTCCCTGTTGAAAGGTAGTAATGGCAAAATTGTATCAGAATAGTCTTCAGGCTCTGGGAACTGGTGATCATCTGCGGGTCGTTGTGGGAAGGTAGATGGTTTAGTAGAAAAATGTTCAGGAAAAACAGCTGCATTTTTTGAAGCCAAAAAATAGGGTTTTAGTCTGTTAGCGTGAACAATTGTTTTTCTGTTGTTGTGCCTGAGTTGTATTTCTAGGTTAGAATCACCTTTTAATCGAAGGACTTTGTGAGGGCCGGTCCACTTTGGGGCTAGTTTTTGATTTTTACCCAGAAAATTATGCTCATCCAACAGAACAAATTGGCCAGGTAGGAACCTATGCGGGGCAGCCTTGGCGTCAAATTGGAGTTTTGCTTGGTCAGAAGCGTCCTCATTGTTTTGGCGAGCCACATTTCGAGCAATTAGCAGTTTCCTAATGATGTCATCAGATGTTGATTCCCCATAAAACTTTCTTCGTAAGTCAGGTGTTGGGAGGGACGGAAGTCGCGGCTCCATCCCAAAAGTTAGGAAAAATGGTGAAGTTTTTATGGATCGGTGGAAACTGGTATTATATGAGAACATAAGTGGCGCCAGGTAAAGTTCCCAATCCAGTGTACTGTCATCGCAAAAACTGGCCAAGTATTTAGCGATTGTTTTGTTTGCAACTTCTGCTTGGCTGTTACATTGTGGGTGATGTGGCGAAGTTGTTAAATGGTTGGTGCCCAACCTTTTGAACAAGTCGTCACTAAGACGAGCGCAGAATTCCTTACCTTGATCTGTGATAAGATCTAAGGGCATGCCAAAGCGACAGAACCATTTTGAGAAAATGGCATCAGCGACAGTGTTAGCTTCCTTGTTTGGCAGGGGCACCAATTCGACATATTTTGTGAGTGCATCCGTCATACACAAAATAAATTTCTTTCCACTGTCTGTAGTTTTTAAAGGCCCAAAAAGGTCAGCATGGACCCTTTGATTTGGCTCAGTGGGCTGGGGTAAGGTTGACAACAAATTTGGTGGAGGTCGGTCGTCCTTGCGACGCAGCTGGCAGCGATGGCAAGTTTTTAAATGGGCCGCAATGTCAGCGTCCATTCCTGGCCAGTAGTAACATTGAAGGAGCCTTTCTTTGGTTTTGTAAATTCCATCATGACCCACCATTTGGTTACCATGAGCCTCAGATAAAGCTGTTGGTACTAGAGAGGTTGGTAGGAAGACTACCACTCGGCTGGGTTCAAATGGTCGTTTGACGCGGCGCCAAACGATGTCGTCCTCAATAAAGCAGTCATTGGCAAAATGCCTTACGAGAGATTGGCATTTTGGGTCATGTGGCAGTTGGCTATTTAGCAGGAACTCTTTTAAGGCTTTCAACAGAGGGTCAGCTGCTTGGGCTTGCTGTAATTCAGAAACCTCCCAAGAGATGGCGTTGACAAGATTTCTGGAGAGATAATCTGCTGGCATTTCACTACCCTTCTTGTACATGATTTCAAAATCATAGGTGTTCATGATCTCTTGGAGTCGGTTCAGGGTTTTGGTATGGACCTTACCAAGCTTTTCCAAGGGCCGGTGATCGGTAAACAGGGTGAATTTCCGGCCCCTCAGGTAAGTGTTGAAATGCTCCATACCCCAGATGGCAGCTTGCATCTCCAGCAAAAAGGGAGTGTAATTACATTCATGTTTTTGCAACTTTCTACTGGCATAGGCAATTACACAATGCTCCCCGTTGGTATTAATTTGGGTCAAGATGGCTCCAAGGCCTCCAGGCTTTTTGTCATCTCCTAGGCTGGCGTCAACAATTAGAGCATAGGGCCTATCTCGTCTAGGGTAGTCAACAATTGGCTCACTACATAGGTAGGTTTGTAGTTCTTGAAAGGCCTTAAGAGCATCAGGGGGAAGGTGTCCTCCCTTCCAGGAGCATTCTTTCTTGGTCAGGGCTGTTAGGGGAGACGTAAGTTGAGCAAAGTTCCTAACGTGGCCCCGGAAGAAATTACACAGGCCTAGAAATTGCCTCACCTCATGAACGCTGGAGGGGGGTGGGGCGTTCTTGACTGCCTTAAGCTTGTCAGTACCTGGCTTAATGCCTTCCTCGGTGAGGCGGAAGCCCAGGTATGAAACTTCTTTACTTCCAAAGACGCACTTTTGGAGGTTGATCTTAATGTTATGCTGGACCAGCCGGTCCAGCACTTGGTTTAGTGCAACCAGATGTTCAGGGTGTGAGGCCGAGTGTACTAGGAGATCATCTATGTACACTATGATATTGGAAAGGCCATTCACAACTGTCTCCATTAGCCTCTGGAAGCTAGCGGGGCACCCTAGTAAACCCATAGGGCTAGTTACCCACTGAAACTGGCCCATACCTGGGACAGTGAAGGCGGTGTAGGGCCTGGCACGGGGGTGGAGGATCATCTGCCAGAACCCTGCGGTGAGGTCGATGGTAGAGAAAATGGTGCTGCCTGACCTGCCAATTTCCCCAATGCATTCACTGACATCCTTCATGGAATACTTGTCAGTGTATGACTGCTGATTGAGTGCTCTAAAGTCTTGAACGAGACGCACGTTGCCATCCTTCTTCATGACAGCAAAGATGGGACTGTTGTATCGGCTGCGGGCAGGTTGGATGACTCCAAGCTTGAGCCACTCAAGCACGTGACTCTCAACTTCTTTTCTATGAGCATCTGGTATTTTAAATTGCTTAACATAGATTGGTTCTTGAGTTTTAAGAGCAATCTCATGCATTAGGGTATCAGTACGTCCGAGGTCAAATTTGTCCTCACTGATAGCCTCATGGTGTCGCAGCAATACCTCTAGATACTGTTGCTGGAATTGTTCTGGGACTTGCAGCTTAACATTCTCCAGAATAAACTTTCTTTTCCGCTCAGAAAGCTTTTGATGGGGCCTTAGGCGGCGCTGTTGCTGGGCAATGGCTTGCAGATAGGCAGGGTTGATCTCTCGGGTCTCGCAATCTTGTACATTTTCAACCTGACCAATGAAATCATTTCGTTCTAG